TAGCCAGTGATGGGGAAAGAAACGTTGGCTTTCTTGAGCACTGGGAAGAGAGTTTCAACTTTGTACTCTTTAGACTTACCGCTCGGAATGTTTCCATCGGACGCAGGTACTTCAAAGGATGCAGACTGTTGGGTTGACAACGTGGCAACCTGAGCCGTGAGTTCTGATACTTTCTGCTCTAAGGTTTTAACCTCTTCCTTTTTACCTGCGCATTCATTGGCTAATGCAATAAGCTCGGATGCAGAAGGAGCACCAGTGGGTTTTAACACTGCGTCAATAATGTTCTTTTGATTGTCGGTAAGAGTAAACATGGTTGTTCCTTTAGTTGCAGGTTCTAATTCACGAATGCCAACTCGAGTGGATAACTTGGATAGGCCATTGATAAATGCAGGAAATAAAAGCTTGGTGTTAATCGGGTTTCCGTTCATTACATCAGTAAGCAAATCGCCATAAGCATTACTGTCGTAGCAGTAGTTGTTGTCGCCGTCTTTGTAGAAAGGGAAGGGCGGAAGAGGTTTAGCGTCATCGTAGAAATAAGTATCTCCATATTGATGCTTGTTTACATAATCTCTTACGGAAGCTAGAGATATACCCATCACACCAGTGCCGTCCTTACCCGTACCAAGATTGAAAAAGTATGCGTCTATCGCATAGATAATCAGCATCGGATTCTCAGTCAGGACTCCAATTGCACAAGCAAGAAGACTTTGAAAACCGAGCGAGGTAATGAGTAATTGCAAGGACGGCTCTCCCTGTAAATGAAGATGACACTTATCAGGAAAGTCATTACATAATTTCTTTATGTATGCGTTAATGATTGTAATGGTGTATGGGTCTAATTTTTTAACGACCTCTCTGCAACGATCTGAATACACGGAGAGCGGAGCACCATCAGGTATCAAATGAGCAATGGCTTCATCAATCGCAACTCCCATTTCACCAGGAAGGGTGATGGTTTCAATGTCACTCCATGTTATAAGATGGGTGAGAGCGTACTTTTCATCAGCTGAAATTGTTCTTGCGTCGAATCTTTCAATGGTATTGATATAGGTATCGTATGTCATGTTGATTCCTTGTTTAATTTGCGGATTTGCTAACTAAGAACGAAACCAGTGTCGCTGTTGTGATTCCGTTGTCGGTCATAGTTTTGTAGATTGTTTCCATAATTTCCGTAATGTTACTATTACTTTCTGTTGCGTTGGAAACAAGAGGAGTTTCTTCTGTACTAGAAGGTGTTGCAGATTCCTGCGGTTCTTTCTCCTGTGTCGTAACAACTTCAGGTTCCTGTTTCTCAGGTTCAACAGGTTCAGGTTTAGGCGTCTCGGCCTGAGGTTCTTCGACTTTCTGCTCTTGTTCCTGCTGTTTCTTCTCTGCTTCGGCCTTCTCTTTTGCGTAGTGATTTGTGAGGAAATCTGCTACAGCTTTACTGCAAACCTTATAGTCATCCGTTTCAACCATTTCTTTTGTTAACGCAACAGCTTCGGGGGATGCCTTCTTGATGTGGTTGCCAACGAAGTCAGCAACGACAATGAAGCCTTGGCACAGTTCGGGGTAGAGCTTTGCTTTCTGAGAAACACGCTTGGAGATACGAGCGTAGAGTTCTTCGAGCAGCAGGACGGAACTGTCAACAGTTTGTTTGCCGGGGTTCTTGGCCGGGAGTGCTTTGATGATGTCGGTGATAGCGGAGATACGAAGGGCAGTGTATGTGAAGTGAGTACGTGTAAACATATAAGTACCTTTAAAGAAAAAGGACAGAAACTTTTTGTGTTCCTGTCCTTGATTGAGATAAAACTGGAAGGGTTCAAATTCGTTTGAGATACAAATGATTGGCGTAGTCAACCTTGATCATGTACAGATCATCAGGCGGAAGGACTCCATCCAAGACGGTGATATAAATTCCTGTCTTGATTTTCTTGCAGAGATAAGAACATATCCTTGCGAGGTTTACGCAACTCAACTCAGCAGGAGCGGAAGCTAAAACTGCGTTGACGTATTCAACGTTAGGACATTGAACAAGCAAGGCGGGGAAGTTGGTATCCATATAGGTTGCTAGATACATAGACAGTTCTCCTTGATTACGTAATCAAAGTAGGTGTTCAGTTTCTTTGCTAACTTCTTGGCTAAGTCTTTGGCTAAGGATGTTTCAAGGATACCCAGTTTGTTTGCGAAGTCTTCTCCACCGAGTTCGGTGAGGTTTACTTCGTGGTTGTATTCGTCTTCGTACTCCGAGTAGTAGCCGACATCCCAGTCAATGTCGAAGTCAACAATTGTTCCTTTACCGTAAGGTCTGCGGAAGAACCACAACTTGCAGGACGGAAATCTACCAGCGATCTTTTCCTGTTCTCCGAAGATGCCAAAGAAAACATCAACTCCAAACTCAGGATCGTTTTCAAATCCGCAAACGTCTGCGATTTCGTCTGTCTCAGCAATAAGTTTGTACTTGTCGTTAAGGTTTGCTTCGTTCCAAATGACGGGTAATAACATTTCTGTTCTCATAATTAACTCTCCATGAATCCGTCTTCCATTGCGCCGTAATGGGTGAGCTTCCAACCATCACGGATAACCCATAGACCCATGTCGTAGTAATCTCCGATGTCAGGGTCGTCGGTAATGCCGACACCCACACCAGTTGTTTTGTCGATACCTCTCATGACACAGATCAGACCAACCAACCTTGCGAATGCGTAGGAAATATCACTGTCTAACGGCAAACAACCAAAGAAAGTCTTGGCTAACCGCATCCATTCTTGGAGTTCTGAATAACCGTTCGACCAATGCACATAGATGTAAGGAACTGGATTGCCTTGAGAAGGTCTTTCAAATGCGAGGATTAAACATTCGGACATGATTTACTCCATAATAAAAACATGAAGACCGTTGCTTACAACAGAACTGATGATGTCAATCTGCTCCTTAGTAAGAGAAACGCTGTTGCCTTCGTCGTCGTGACCAATGAGCAGGATGTTCCCTGCTAACTCACGACCACCAATGTATGTGAGTGCAATCGGGGACTCTTTCATGAGACCTTCGTCGTCAACGTATGCATCAATCAACTGATCGCCCAGCTTCAGAGTTGTGCAGTCAAAACATTCGCAGCCAATGAGCCGATACATCTCTTCGAGACAGTCTCGATACGTGACGATCTTTGCTTCAGCCTTAGCGTTGTGAGGATTAACAGAGAGGAGAACACCGGTGATTGTCTTAGTCTTTTGCATGATTTAACTCCAAGTTACGGGATGATTCCAAAGACGCTCATAAGAGCGACGACTAAAAAAACGATGGGGTAGATGATTGCTTCGAGCTTGTTAATCAGCTCGTCATATTCACGATCACTCATAACGAACCCTCCACAAACTCAACATCGAAACCGTGATCGTTGAGAACTCCGGCAATTGCGTCACGATAGGAAAAGTGTTCACCTTTACCTTCGTCTTCGAGGAACTCGTTGATTGCTCCAATCTCAACGGTTTCCATACGACCGCAGACTTCAACCTGAACAAGCTCAGGGTCACCGTAGATAACACAGGTGATCTCGTCTAACTTCACACCTTCAGGTTCGTAGAAGTCAGCACCATCGAGGTGAATCTTTGCGAATACTTTGTGAGCACACATGATTAGAACTCCTTAAACAGCTTGTTGATTTCGTAGAAAGAACGAAGACCTTTCGGGCCATACTTTTGGAGAGCGTCCTTGCGGACGTTTTCGGAATGAATGCAGTCAGTGACTAGCTCTTCCATTGCTTCCTTCATTTGACGAAGGCTGTGCCATGCACAACGGAATGCAGGATGGAACTTGATTGACTTTTCCGTGGACGGAATGGATGCAGTGCAACTGATGCAGAAGAAATAGTTCTTCGATGGTTGCAGCACATGAATCGTGAAATTACCGAGAGGGGAAATAACGTCGTAACCACGATCGGTTTTGACATACTTTGCAGTCATGATGTCCTCCTATGGACAGATAAGAAAAAAAGCCATAAACACTCATGCGAATGCGTATGGCTTTGTCCCCTCGTTAGAGGGGAAAGGTTGTGATGTTTATGCGGGTTGTTTCCTTACGAAACGAACAGGAAGAGCCGGTGCTTTATGTGCAGGTGATACGTATGAAGGCTTAACGTAAAGGAAATCTTCTGTCTTGCAGATGGCCATTACTTTGCTCCAATAGGCTTTCACGCCTTTCTTTGTGGACGGATATTTCGGATATTTCATGGTTGTTTCTCCTATGCTTACAACGCCAAAAAGCCGCACGAATGCGGCTTCAGAGAACATGAAAAAAGCTCCCCGAAGGGAGCTTTGTGTGAGTGTTACTTGCTCAGCTTGTTGAGGAGGCTGAGGATTTGTGCCTGTGTGTTGGCGATGGAAGCGATGTCAGCTTCGAGCTTTTCCACACGCTTCGTGAGCGTGTTGGAAGTCTTTGCAACCTGCTTCGTGACCTTCTTGGCAACGGTCTTCGCAGACTTCATTGCGGGTTTGGACTTGGCGAGTGCGAGTTCGGTTCCGTCCTTGCGTGTGAAGACCATCGGTTCTTCTCCGAAGAACTTGGCCATCGAGTTGTAAGAGCGAACCTTTGCGCTGTTGGCGTGAGCGAGGTTGCGTGTGTTAGCCATGCGTCTGCGCATTTCTGTCACGGCTTCGGGCGTTGTAGCGGCGATAGCGATGAGTTCGAGAGCGGTCATGGATGTGTAGGACTTGTTCGTCATGGTGTAACTCCTTTCGAGTTGGTTAATCATGACCCCAATCTTCACTAGTCCTCTTTGAGGACTACGGGTGCATACGCACGAGAGAGGGTGGAGAGTTGAGGATTGAAGAGTTTTCCCAATATCAGATTGAAAAACCATATATAAAATCAAAGAAATCGGGGCTGAATCCCCTAAAAAAGGGGTTGTGACACTAGGGGGCGTACCCCCGCTTTCGCCTTCGGGCGTCGCATTCAGTGTCACTTAGTCCCTCTCAAATTTTCACCAAATTTTTAGAACGCTATGGACACAGGATTAAAGATCGGCAAAGTCATTCTGGTAAACGCAGAAGACGAACTCAGGAACCTCGTACACAAATACGACGTACACAAAACGTTAGACATCGACTCTTTCTGCCTAGAAGACGTTGGCGGTTATACGTGTTGCATTCCTAACGACAAAGAAGGATTGGTACACGTTGTGTACCTAAACACAAAGGCTGGTTTTAATCAGCGTTACAAACACGAATACATGATGACGCTCATTCACGAAGCCGTTCATGTGAAGCAAGGTTTTCTTAGATACATCTGTGAAGAAAAACCTGGGGAAGAGATTGAAGCCTACTTAGTCGAAGACATTGTTGATGCTTTGGTTCAGCAGTTTACAGACAAGGAGAAGAAATGGAAGAAGCAGTACAAACGGATGATCGCTTAATACCTGCGTTTGAGACAAGCCTTGGGATAGGTAAACCTGATGCTGTGATGGTTCCCGAGAGTCAGTTGAAGGAAGTCAACAAGAAAGTTGCTCCAAACGTTAGGTATGCAATGAAGTCAGCCAATATTGCTTCGCTGTATGCGAAGAGAGCTGTAAGACCTGACGAGATTGCGGCATTAAGACGTGAGATGTTTGAAGTCGTTAGGAGAAATTTGCCGGAAGTAGAACAGGTCATCCTTGGGAATAAGGCTTGGAAATCTTCTCAGGTTCGTTTGTATGCGTTGCTGACGGAACGTGTAATTCCGAAGATGCAGAGCGTGTCCATTGAAGACAACACACAGAAGAGAGTGGAGGATTTGTCGATTGAGGAATTGGAGGCTTTGGCACTTGGTAAGAAACGAGAGGTTCAGGAACGTCTTAACACGATTGAAATTGAGGCTAAGGAGATTGAAGCATCCGAAAGCAGAGTGGAAACCGAAGAGACAAGACGAGAAGTTATACGAGAACTGGCAAACATTCAAGCTCTTGACGATGCGGAGAAGAAATATATAACTCGGTTGGCGATGCAGAAACCTGAAGAAGCGGCTAAAGCAGAGGCTAGGAGACAGGAAAAAGCACAACCAGCTCATACTCCTGAGCAGATAGCAAAGATCAGAGAGAAGAACGGCAGAAGTCTTGAGCAGAGATGGAGAGACAAGGGGTACTCAGAGGAAGAGATCAAGCAGAAGATGGCTGAAGTAGTGGCTAAAAGAGCCGCTACAAGGCGTAAGACGAAGGAGCTTGATGATCAGGACATTGGGTATGGATGCGGATTAAGGTCTGCGGAACGAGCGATTACCGAAGACATCAAGGAGTCTAGGAACAAGACGTTTCGTGAGTTCAGAGTGAACCCGTTAAAAGGAAGACGAAGCAAGAGTGTTGTTCAACGTGAGATTGAAAAGAAACAAGCTGCAGAACAGAGACGATATGACAAAGAAGTCAACCCCTTGGTGTTCACGACTGGTAAGGGATTGGGCATTGAAGAGGACATCACTGGGATTCACCTTCAGGAATTAAAACAGCGTTATCCGCACATCTTTGAAGTGAGCGAGGAAGATCAGGAAAGACTCAGACAGATAGACAGAGAGGTTTATGCAAAACGTAAGAACTCAGGTAACACAGCAGGAAGCGGCGAGATACCTGCTGAAGATCAAGAAAGCGGCACTTAGTTATCCAAATTTCATGGACTACAACTATCCTGATTTTGTCCGAGCGGACTTTCAGGAAGAGTTGGTTAAGACTTTGGACTTATTAGAGAAGGACGAACTGATCAACAGTCACGGAGTTCCGATTCGTAAGCTCCTCATTACAATGCCTCCTCGTCATGCGAAGTCTTTTTATGGGACGATTAACTTTCCCGCCTACTGCATGATGCGAGACCCGACACGAGAGATCATGGTAGCTGGGTATAACTCGGAGTTGGCTGCTACCTTTGGCAGACAGACACGAGAGATCGTTACGAATCCTGCGAACTTGAAGTCGTTTCCTAAGTTCAAGCTCAGCCAGGAAAGTCGAGCTGTGGACTTTTGGAAGACAGTAGAAGGCGGAGCCTACTATGCAGTGGGTATGGGCGGTACAACAACAGGTCGTGGTGCGAATATCCTGATCGTTGATGACCCGTATAAGACACGAGAAGAGGCTGACAGTACCGTCAAGAGAAACAAGATTTGGGACTTCTACACAGCGTCTTTGCTTACTCGTATGCAACCGCATAGGAATGGCAAACCGCCGATTCTTATTGTCACGCATACCCGTTGGAATCCTGATGACATCGGTGCTCGTATCATGGAGTCCGACGAGTTTAAACGTGGGGAATGGTTCCATCTGAATTATCCGGCTATTCGGACGATTGAATCCGGAGTTGAAATCAAACGGAGTGACCTTCCTAAGGATGACCCGAGGTATATTCCCGCACGTATTATCGTTAACGGGAAGTACGTAAACATCACAAGCTCGTACATGAACAAGTCTGACAAGTACGTAAGCTGTGAAAGGGAAGTTGCCCTTTGGCCTGAACGTTTTCCGCTGAAGGAACTCAAGAAAATTCGAGAACGAATCGGAGACCGAGAGTTTGAAGCTCTGTATCAGCAGAATCCTTACGTCTTAGGCGGCAACATCATCAAGACCAGTTGGTTTAAGCGTTACACGCCTGAGACTTGTCCGACGGAATTTCATGCGATTGTGATCGGATTGGATACGGCGTTTAAAACTAAGAGCTGGAACGACTTCTCGGTGATTACGGTAGCTGGGATTACAGAGCTGGGAGACATCTACATTCTGAAGGTTTACCGAGAGAAGCTGGAATATCCTGACCTTAAACGTAAGCTAGTGAATATTAACTCCGTATGGAGAGGAAGAGGGCTTAGAGGTTGGTATGTTGAAGACGCTGCTTCGGGTCAGTCACTAATTCAGGATATGAGACACGGAAGTTCTCTTACGATTCTGCCGTGGAAACCTGGCACAAACGATAAGACTAATCGTTGTACTTCGATTACTCCGATCATTGAAGGCGGACGAGTGTTTATTCCTGAAGAAGCGGATTGGCTGGACGATTGGGAAACAGAACTTAGTCAGTTTCCTTCCGGCAAACATGATGACCAAGTGGACTCGTTGGTGATCGTAATTGATGTGGCTTCTAAGATGGTTGTAACGGGAGAGAAGTTCTTTAATGAATCCATTGGGAACTACATCGTCTCTCCCGATTTTAAAGGCGACCTTATGTTTGGGAATGACCTACACGAAGACAAGTACGGTTGGCAAGGTTCGTTTGGTCAGGCGTTAGGTGAGTTTGCCAGTTGGGGTGAGTAGCTGTTAATTTTTACCACAAGCTATTTCATATAAAAAGTTAAAGTATCCGTCAGGTTCTACAGGACGCCACGGTGTCGGCTCATAACTTTCAAATAGTACAGAACCTTTATTATCTGGAAGAGAATATTCAAATATAGCCTCAAGGCGGTACTTTCTTAGTTTGCAGTTAAATGTGATTAGCATTCTATCTGAACTATATTTTTCCCCAACTACGTTCATGCCTGTCCAAATAGATGCGTAAGGAGGGTTAGATACATAACCATTTTTAAAAAGCCAAAGGTCTTTTGAACCGTGTATAAAAAAACGGTTCTCGTCTTCTAAAACGGCGGAAAACGAATTAAAGGTCACTGTAGAGAGCAAGAGGCCAATTAGTAATTTTTTCATTTTGTATTCTCCTTGGCTTCATTTTATAAAAAAGGCTTCCCTTTCGGAAGCCTTGTGTTTATTTGTTCTTAGCCAATGACATTCGTCGCTCAACCACTTCCATGATTGCGTAGTTCGCCAAATCGAGGAGGGTGTCTTCGATAGATTCATCAACCAAAGCAGGGGAGTTGTATAGAGCCTTCAATCTTTCGAGCTTATCCATCAACCGAATCAAAATAGCATTGGGAAATTCTTCACGAACTTTGTGAAACGAGTTTCCGTAGTCGTGATTCTTACGTGCATAAGTCTGATGCAACTGCACAAGAATATCTCTATGCAGTTGGTACATCTTCTTTTCGCTGGTGTAGTCCTTAGGTAAAAAGTTGGTGATAGAAACAGGTTCGTTAATTATTCTGTCTTGATTCATTGATCTTCTCCTTGAGTTCTGAGATCGGATGTAATGCTTCCTGCGGTACAAACCATGCAGGTCTGAGTTCATTTGGATTGTCAAGGTAGGCATCGGTCTTTGCGTCCTTACCTTTAATCCACCCAACGATTTCAAAGGACGGAGCTTTGCCCACAACAAGAATGAAGATGTCGTCATCGTGATCATTGTCACGGACAATCAGACGACCATTTGTATGACGAGAGCTCCTGACTTGAAACTTGCCAATGTCGGGAGCTTTGAAAGTATCGACACCGCCTTCCCAGTAAAGACCTAAGGCCTTAGCGACAGCCATCTCTCCAAAGGCTCCGCAAATGTCGATACCCCATTTTTCATACTCTGTGAGCTTGATGATGTTCTTGAGTTTCTGCTTGATTGACGAGATTCTGCGCATCACTCCGACATTAGCAGCCATCGTCATTTCAGCATCAGATAAAACAATTTCCATTACCTAACACCTTCGTTTAGAAACTTCTTGGGAGGACGATTTAAGTTGTCATCCCTGTCCATGTAGTAGGAGTCAGGGTCAATATCATCGGGATAGACCAACTCAGCCCAGTAGAGTACGTTAGGTAAATTAAAGTCGCCCGTCTCCATAGAGAAGTGGGCGACCGATTGATTGACAAAAATCTCGTCACTGCTTGTTGTCCCGGCAAGAACAACAGTCAAGTAGGAACCGCCTTGTGGAGGTTCTTCTTCGGTATAGTCGTGCCATACCAACTCTTTCTTATTATCCATTTGCCTCTCCTATAGGATTTTGATCTCTTCGTTGGTTTCGTTTTCCATGTAACGATTACGGTAATGACCTGAATCGAAACGTTTGGTTTCTCCGTCATCCAACGGATTGATCGAAGGTGTTCTTGCAAGTTTGGATGGAAGGGTCACTCCTAGGAGGTAATTGATTCGTCGTGCATGAGCACTCTGCCGAGTCTTTACCATTGCGTAACACTTGTTGCGTCGAGCGTACAACGTGAAGTAATCCTGATTATCGACGCTGAATCGGAATACTTTTTTATCCTTCTCTAACCTGCTTAATGCTTCCCAGACTGGCTTTAGCGGGTTTTGTTTCTCCTTGCCGATTTGAGTTTCTTTCTGAATCTCTCTTACGGTCTTTGCTTCCAAATTTTGCTTACTCAAGAAACTTAGGATTTTGTCTTGGTTTGTTTCTTGATAATCCATAAATGTTTACGTTGCTAACTGTTCAACAACAACTCCTACTAATACGATTAAAAGACCAACTGCTAAGTAACCGTAAACAAACTTGGTTGATTTAGTCCTTAGCATTTCCGATATATCTTTAAACTGATTGAATAAGTACGGTAGGAACATGATTGTTCCGACGTTTATGAGAAGGTTGCTAATCTCTTTCATAACAGAAAGTCTTTATGCAGGTTGAGTTCACAGGCGAGACCTTCTTTTTCAAACTGCTGAAGGTACATCGGCGCATCAATCTTTGCCCAGTCTGTGATGTAAGCATCCATAGACGGGAAATCAAACAACTGCTTTTCTGCATCCCAATAAGCCAAGCGGATGGAGTAATGTCTGATTTTTCTTTCGTCCTCAGGATGACGTTTGCGTCTTCCTTCGTTATAAGCAACAAGATATTGACCTGATTCGTCGGGTAATACAAGCTGATAGTCTTTCCAATCAAGCACTTTTGTTCTCCTCTTCAATGCGCATGAGTTGACGTTTAATTTTTTCTGCCATGTATCCGTCCAGCAGAATTTTGATTTTGGTGTTGTCAGGTTGATTTATTAGGTATTCAATCTGCTTCGCCAAGATCAGTACGTCCGCCAACTCCTTCATGTTGGCGATACAGGCTGACTTCTTTTTCCGACCATAATATTTTTTGGCTTTGCGGCTGGATTCCAGGTGGCTGTAGCCGAGGAACTTAAAGAAGGAGGCTGAATACTCCGAACATTCTTCAGCTAATTTGACCGTTTGATTATTGATGCCGTAATGGTCGGCGATAATTTTTATCCCACGTTTGCATTCAGGAAGCATTACTTCACCTTTGTTGTTTTCTGAACTTCGAGTTCAAGCTGGTTCTTGATGTATTCCTCAGCCCAACGTAAAGCGCTGTGAGAAATGTTCTGCACCTGTGCGTTATTCGTAATAGCAGGGACGACAATCATGGCTGCTACAGTGCTACGTGATGGGAGGAATGTTGAGCCGAGAAAAGCAACAAACACAATCGGGCCTAATAGTTTATTTGTCTTGTCGGTTACAAATTTGATTTTGCTATATACCTTAAGCTCGTAAGTTGTTTCGGCGTCACAGTAAGAAACCGCTTTAACAAGGTTGATAACCACTAAAGCGATACCTCCGAAAACTAAGGTGAGACCACAGGCGCCATTAAAAGCATCAAGTTGTCCAACGAAGTAAATAAGAAGAGGTGAAATTTCCATTATTCTTCCTCCTCGTCATCATCTTCTTCGTCTTCGTATATATCGTCAGCAAGAGCATTGACTTCTTCCATGTAATCCCAAAGGTGTTCAAGAACATCACCTTCTGAAAGAGCTTCGTCTTCCGAGATTTCGTCGATCTTCTTAAGATCGGATAGGTCTTTTTCCCATCGATCTGCAAGTTTTTTGAGTTCCAACCAATATCCGTCTAAACGTTTCTTGTGATCGCATTGAATTACTTTCACTGTCATAGCTATTCGTCCTTTGCTTTTTGAATCTTGTAAACAAGAAAGTCAATCATTGGAGCTACATTGATTACTGATAAGTCTTTTCTCCATTCAGGTTCTATAAACAAAGCTATTTGAATAAAATTTTCAAACCGTCTTGCTACATCTAGGACAAACTCAGCTTGTTCAATTGTTAGTTCGACTTTCTTCATTTTCTATTTCCAGTGACCGTGAAACCATTTCGAGAAAAATTTGTCGAACAGTTCTACGATTGCAAGTAATACCGCAAGGGGAATAGGAGCCCAAATCGCCCACTCTTTAGGAACTGTGTATGCGATTGTGTAAAGTACTGAACCAAGCAAAGAGAAAACAAGGAAGATTTTTAGTACACAATAAATTTGAGCCCAAGTATCTTTAGCAAGGTACGCAATGGTTTTATCTAAATTGTCAGTCTTCTTCTCGACTTCCGCTTCAAGGTTAACCAGCTCGGCGATTTTCTCATCTAACTGAGTTTCAAGCGGAACCTCCATGTCCCGTTCTCTCCCATCAGGACTATGAGGTGTCTCGGCTAACCGTTTGAACAGAGGAATAAGATTGTCGCAATGACGCCGCTCTGAAGGCGTGACCTTACGTTCGTCGACTAATTCTTGCAATTTATTCGCAAGAAATCGGCATTCAAACCAGCTCAGTTTCATTTTTTATTTTCCTTGTAAGGTTCCGGTAAAGCTCTGAAAGCCACTGCTTCGGAGTAATGAGAAGGTGTGTTTTCCCACCAGTTGTCACAACCTTCAGGGCCATAAGTTGCATGAAAATCTCTGATAGATAAGTCTCCGTACTTATCCTGTACAAGCCATTCTCCTTCATTAGGAGGAGTGACTTGAGGGTAAGGATTCCAACCATTAGGGGTGTAAGTCAATTCAAACTCGTTCTTGGAAACATCGAATACGACTGAACCAGTCGCAGGTGAAAGACTTTTACGAAGGGTTATTACTGATTCTATGGTGTACATTTGCTGACAGCATTCACTGTCAATCTCTTCGTCGGTGAACCATGTACTGAGCTTTTGTTTTAGCTCTTTATCTTTGACTGTCCACATAAAAAAACCCCTTGGGTGCAGAGGGAGAGATTCGAACTCTCAATTTCCGAGCGGATTGCGTTTCAAACTCGCTCCATGTCCTCGGTGTTTCGCCTTCCTAACAGCCTCTGCGTTTAATCGTTACATGATTCGGAGGGTGGGCCTTAAACCAACGACCTGCGGATTAACAGTCCGCCGCTTTCAACCGCTCTGCCACCTTCCGATTTAGTTTTAAACCCCCTGTGTATCAAGAGGCTTAAAACTGAGGTCTGTTGAAATCCTCCAAAGACAGCCCTCAGAATCCCCATGCAACTAACTACGAAAACAATAGTAACAACAAAAGAAACGAATGTAAAGCTTAAAATAATAGTAATTACCCTAATATAAACATAACTTATTGAATTTTAAATAATTAAAGACGCAATAACCCCTAATAACTATAAATAGTTATTACTGTAATTAAGAGAAATATTTATATGTAAAATATTATTTAATATTTATATATAGAAATATTTAATTGTTACTACGTTACTGTAGTAACGTTTCTCGGATTACATATCGGAATGTAATCCGACCTGCACTTCGCCCTACCCAGCCGAGACTAGGTTAGGGCACAGGTCAAATCACATCAGGAGATTTTTCAACCTCTCCTGTGGGTTCCTGCTGTAGAGCTCGTTGGTGCTCGGCTCCGCTCTGCACCAGTCCTTTGGGGTCTCTACTCAACCTCTCCCAAGATAACTACTAACCAACGTGCCAGTCGTTCACACCTCTACTCACGTGGCTTTGGTCATCGGCTTCGGACAATTCCCAAGTAGCCTTGTAAATCATCGACCTCCGTCTACAGTTCGTCACTGCTTACCGAATCGACGTTCTCATTATAAGTATTAAGTGAAATAAATGTAATGCTTAACGTTTAGGTATTTACCCTTATATAGCAGTTTTCAAACTATATTTTTGTGTCTAAGTCATTCTCTCTTTTATGACTAGCGCTTGGTTTGATTACAGAAATCAAAGCTCACCGAATCAACATATTGCGTTCGTAACTGATCTGTCTCAGCATCAGACGGCTTTGATGAATTATCAGGACATCTCTGATCTTCTGACTGAAGATCAAGAGAGGAGACTTGTTGATTATGTGAAGGTAATCAGCGAAATGTCCTATGACTCTATCTCGAAACGTTACGACCACTGGAAGGAAAGTGACCGTGCGCATGATTTGTACGTTCCGCCTGATGCTACACGCTTCAGAAACAAGGTGGTGATTGCTGATACCCGTGCAATCAGCGACACGGTGCTGACCTACTTTATGGCAGCTATTACTGGGCGTAATCCGATGTTCCAGTTGGAGGGGCTCAATAGAGAGTCTAGGAAGGCTTCTGCATTGCTGGAAAGGGTACTGCACCAGCAGATGCGTAAAACTGCGGCAGACGCTCATTTAGCCATGCTCTTCCTAGATTCAATTCGCTATGGCTTCGCACCTACGAAAGTCGTGTGGTCAGACAAGCTCAACACGAATCTGCTGATCAATGCCGACCCGAGAAAGACATTCCCTGACCCGAGAGTTCAGGCAGGTGATGTGCAGAATATGCAGTTCATTGTGTTCTCCGAACACGCCTCAGGTTCAGCCTTGGTAAGAACGGGTCTCTATCCGAAGTTAATCAAATATCCTCGGATGCTTGAGAACGACATTGAATGCGCTGGTTGGAGAAGCCATACGTGGCACAAGGAGGAAGGCAATGGGTGGAATATCAATCAAACCGAGATTAACGACAGTAACGACGTGGGCTACTTCCGTGTGGGCAAGAGTCATGTCGTGGACGAAGCCTGGATTGTCTTCAACGGAGCAGACATCGGAATGCCAGGACTCGGACAAGTGTGGATGGTTGTGGCGATTTTGGACGAGCGTTTCGTCATTCGTTGCCAACTTAATCCGTATGGTCAGAGCTTTCCTTGTGCGATTGGAGGATTTGGGTTTGACAGTCATAAGACACATCAGCAATCCCTTTACGATCTGCTTTTGCCTTTACATAACCTTGGCACTTGGCTGCTTCGTTCTCGCATTGACAACGTACAGTCCGCTTTAAACAACCTTATCTTCGTTGACCCGCAACGTGTAGCGGTTCACGACCTTATCAACCGTAATCCCTGGGGCGTGGTTAGAACTCTGCCCGGAACAAAACCTGGAGACGGCATTCAGATCGCACAGATACCCGACGTTACTCGTGGACATTGGCAGGATATTCAGCTCTTAGGAGATATGAAGCAGAGACTTTCTGCCGCTTCAGATGCTCAGCAGGGTATGCCGACATCCGACGGTATCCGTTCCGCCACTGAAATCTCACGATTAACCCAGTTGGGTAGCCAAAGGCTTGGCGTTCTGTCTCGGATTATTTCTGCAACGACAATACGTCCTATCGTCCGAATGATGGTAAGCAACGTGCAGGATGCGTTGCGTTTTAATACGTCGTTGCGAGTGTCCGAGACAGATGCCAACACCATTTTTGCGTCTATGGCCGAGGATGGTTACGTTGATATTGACCAGAATATGTTGGAAGGCGAGGTTGAATACCTCGTTGTTGACGGAACACTTCCGGTTGAACCGACACGTTCTCCTGAAACATGGTTGCAAATTATGCAGGTTGTAGGTCAGGCCGGTATGCAGATGGAATACGACATGGGCAGGTTAGTTGAAGAGTCCATTAGAGCTATGGGTGTTCCTGATATTGACCAGTTCAAGATCGACCAAAAGAGACAAGCTCGTGAAGGACTTACTCCGTCTCAGAAGATGGCAATTATGGAGAAGATGCGTGGTCAATCCTCCGTCATGCCGCAGGAACAAATCGAACAGGAAGTTATGAAAGGGAACCTTGTTCCCATGAAGGATGCAATGTAATGGCAGAAACAAAACCGATTGGTGAACAGCTACGATTCCTTTCCGCAAAAACGGGAGATCACGAACTAGATGCGTATCTTGAGGCGTGTGAAATCGGCAGTCGTCCAGTTTATGATCTGTTGGAGGAGATTTTCTCAGATACCACAGGCCACGTAAGACCTGACTTCATTCGCTTACGTGTAGGAGGGGACTTCCAGCTTCAGATTCGAGCTGGTCAGTATGACGAGGATGGAGAAGGATGGCAGAACACAGGAGCTTTCTTTGCAAAGTTCCGTGGAAACTGGACACCTAATACTGCTTACCACGCTACGGACTATGTAGTTATCGAGAACATCGTTCAAATTTGTACAGAAGATCACACGTCATCGCTGTTGCCGAACCGACAAAAGTTCATTGCGCTGGTCGGTGCTCCTTCATTAGGTGCCTTATCTCAGGTAACGCCTACAGCAGATACTTTAGTATTCTTTACAGGTGACAATTCTTCTGCGTTATGTACGCTGACACCTTACGCCCGACAGCTTTTGGACGATAGAAACCCTGCTGAAATGAGAGGAACGCTCCAGCTTGGTGACTTTGCCACAGAGAATCACAACGGCTGTAAGGCAATCAAGATGGTCGAGCCATTGACGCTGAACGATGACCCGACAGTTTCGCTTCATGCTGCGACCAAGCAGTACGTTGACCGTTTGATTCAGGAGCTTGATGCTAAGAAAGAAGACGGCCTTGGGTACACACCGCTTGATATTGCTGGTGGAACCATGACAGGCCCTCTTTATACGTCACGAGACCCACAGGATGCAACAGAGGTAGCGACTAAGGCATACGTTGACGGTCGAATTGACGAGGCTGATTACCTTGACTTAGCTACAGGCGGCACTGTAAACGGCCCTGTAACAATCAAAGCAGGTAATAACACATTTACGGTTAGTTCTAACGGAATTACCTACAACGGAAAGAACCTTACGTGGGACGGAAACCTTACAAAGGAACAGGTTATTAGAGCTTTGGGCTATACACCGCTTCCTGACACTAACCCAACCATTCATGGCGACGCTTATTGCGAAGGACAGTTACGAGCAAGAGGCGACATTATTGCCTTTACCTAGGAGAACCAATGGAGAAAAACAAGATTCAGATTGAGATCACCAACGATCAAGCTCGTAGAGCGTTAGCCGTACTTTCTCAGGGAAAGTATTCGGAAGTCGCAGACGTTATTTCTGCAATAGTCCTTGGCCTCAAGAACAAGGTTAAAGGGAAGGATGATGAAGACTAATGGAGCCGGTTACGAAACAAGACCTAGCCGAGATCAACCATAAGCTCGACGGCCTTACCGAGCTCATGGAACGTATGACACGACAGGAAGAACGAAATAATTCTCACAGCCGAAGAATCGAGAACCTCGAAAAAGGATTGTCCGAGGTGAAAGCTGAATGTGCAAGTATCTCCTCCCAGTTGGAGAAGATCGTTAATCGCCTTTGGGGTGTGGCTTTTGTCCTCTCATTAGGTTTCACCTTATTGCAAGTATTCCTTAAGTAAACATCATGCTATCAATTCTGTCTGCCATATTCGGCTTCTTAGCCCCGTTCATTCCTGAGGTTATTAAGACCTACCAACGTCATCAGGACGATAAACACGAGTTGGAGATGTTCCGCCTTCGTGTTGAACAGGCTGAGAAGGAGCACCTGTATCGCATGGACGAGATCGGTGCAATGGCAGACATTAACGAGACAGTTGCCATCCATCGGGAATCTCCGACAACTGGAATCCAACTGGTTGATACCGTTCGGCAATGGACGGAAGGAGCTTGGTACTCCCCGATCATTATGGTTCCAGGGTTCTTTATCTACGCTCTATTGGACGTTCTCAATACGCTGGTAAGACCCGCTGTTACCTACGGCATGATCTTCATGTACTGCTTGGTGAAGTACGGCTTGTACCTTGAGGCTATGAAAAACGGTATGCCGTTGGAAAGCACCGTACAACTTCTTTGGTCTGAAGATGATCTTGCAGTCCTGACGCTTGTCCTTTCCTATTGGTTTGGTGCAAGAAGTGCAAAGCAATTCTTAAAGGGTAAGTCCATTGAGTAAGTTGCCGGATGAAGTTCACGAGAAAGTATCTTCATTAGCAAAGCCGTTTGAGAAACTAGAACGTCTTGGAAAGGACGGACTTGTTTACGCATACCACGACCCTGTTGGGTATCCGACTATTGGGTATGGACATCTTCTTTCCCGTAAGCGTTACGAAGACCTAAAGAAGTTCAAACCCATTGAAAGAGAAGAAGCTGAAACTCTTCTTCAAAAGGACATTGAAAAAGCTGGATTGGCTGTATCTAGGCTGGTTAAAACAGAAGTAGATGTCGATCAGTTCTCGGCTCTAACGGACTTTGCATTCAATGTTGGAGCGGGAAACCTACAAATTTCAACGTTGCTAAAGAAGGTTAATAGACGAGATTTCGAGGGAGCTGCTTTGGAGTTTCCCAAGTGGATTTATTCAAACGGGATAAAACTCAGGGGACTTCTCAGAAGGAGACTTGCTGAGCAAAAGATGTTTTTAGGAGAGACGAGTGACAAAGGATGATTTGACGGCAGTAGACCCGATGATCGTAAAGAAGGTTGGGTATTTAAAAGAGTTTGTTAATTCCGATGGATGGAAACTTATTAAAGAGGAAATCCAAAAACAAATCTACGATCACACGATTGCCTTCGGCTCCAAGACGGAAATGTCTATCCATGAAATTGATTACCGCCGTGGAGCGTTACTCACCCTTAATGGCTTTCTCAGCTACCCCGACAATCTTCTTGAATCTTTAGAGAACCAATTACCGCTTAACGAATAGGAGAGACACGAATGGACGGTACAGATCAAGACATTATTAACCAAATTTCTAACCAGCTTTTAGGAGGAGCCGCAGGTCAACAAGCTCCTGTCTCCACACCTCCGCAGGATGCTACACCTCAGCCTGAGGTGCCTACGGAACCTCCTAAAGCTGACCCAAGCCCGACAGCGATTGAAAAAGCTACCAAACAAGGAGAACCGAAAGACGGAGAGGCTGAATCTCCGATTGATATATATGACATCCGAATGAAGGACGGCAACGTTCAGCAGTTCACTCAAGCTCAGATTGCTAACACGATGGAGCGTTACGCCTCTCTGAACTCCCGGATGTTGGATAACAAAGATGTTCTTGACTTCGCTTCTCGTATTACCGAACAAGCTAAGAAGAACGGCTACACGCCCAAGGCTGGTGAAGTTGCCTCTTTCCTTCAGGAAGCTGTAAAGGCATACACAAAGAACCCGACTATGGGCAACGTTGAGAAGAAACAGCAGACACCTGCTGACGGTCAGGAAGGAGAACCTGCCCAGCCTTCTGCTGATGACGCCCTTGCTAATTGGGAACGTGACAATGGCTTGAAGCTCCCGCCTGGCTTCCGTGAACAGAATCAGGCCATACAGAAAATGGCACAGCAACTTCAGCAGATGCAGCAGATGCTTGTACAGATGCAGAACGGCGGAGCCCAGTCTGCACAGCAGGGACAACAGGCTCTTCAACAGGCACAGCAGACACAGGCAAACACTCAGCAGATGCAGGTAAAAATGAATCTGAAAGAAGCTGCTAACACCAACGGAGTACCTGATGACCGAGCTAATGACTTCATGCTGTTTGCTATGCAACGTGGCTATACACCCGCCGACTTCCTTGACCCGCAGGTTGCCAACACACTGATGGCAGACTTTAAGGCAAACATGGATGCACCTGAGATTGCACGTCTGCGTGGCGTAATGGAACGCCGACAGGCTTATACAGGAAATCCGACAGGAACCCCCTCTAATGCTGGTGCAGGAATCCCGCCACAAGTGAGCCCTGATCAGCAGTTTATGAACGACTACATCAAGAAGGTTATGGCTAGTCGAATGTAGTAAATAAAAATTTTTATACGAAAGGAGCAGTTTTCCCACTGCTCTTTTTGTTTAAAGGGAATATGTGTTTTGTCGATTTCGATGGAGCAAACGAACTCCTGAAATCAATTGAAAAATTCATTAAGGAGATATTCTTTTTATGGCACAACGTGCAATTGCAGGACTTCGTGGTACTGGTCAGTTTGATGTAAACGTTCGACCGACCAACTGGCGTGAAACGTTTACACTGCTTGAACCGAACGGTACTGCTCCGTTGAATGCGCTTTTGTCTTTTGCCCATTCCACGCCGACAGACGACCCGAAGTACAACCACTTCCGTGACGAGCTTCCGTCTCGTGTGTTGAAAGTATCCACCGCCGCAGATGACTCTGCGACATCTATTGTCGTTACCGCTGATGACAACGTTCCGTTCGTTGTTGAAAACGCAACCCTCTATAACACCCGCACTGGTGAAGTTATGAGAGCCACCGCAGATGCCAATACTTCCACGAACACTCTTACAGTTGCTCGTGGCGCTGGTGGTTCCTCCACTAAGAAAGCTGTAGAACAAGGTGATGAACTCGTGATCATTGGCTACGCCGCAAAAGAAGGTTCTGGTAAACCGTCTGTTGCAACGTTTGACCCGACTACGGATTACAACTACACCCAGATCTTTAAGACTGGCGTTTCCATCACCGGTACTTTGAAGCAGACCTATTTGCGTACTGGTGATAAGGAATCTGAAATGTTGACCAAGGCTCTTAAGAATCACATGGCTGACATTGAACGAGCCTTCTTCTTTGGTCAGAGAGCAATTGAAGACGAGAACACCGCTACACCTCGTCGTTACACCGGTGGCTTGTTCTCCATGATTCCTAATGTCATTGATGCCGCTTCCGCCTTTGAAGACGAAAACGTTATCACTGAATACGAATTTGACCGTCTGTTGATTGAAGACCTTTTCGCTTGGGGTTCTAAGGAAAAGGTCATGTTCTGCGGCCCGAGAGTGATCTCCAACCTTATGCAGATCGCTAAAGATCGTTGGCAGCCGTCTGCTGTAGATAATGCTTACGGCGTTTCCTTCGCTCGTTACCACACTTTTGCTGGTGACCTGTTGGTCTATATGCATCCGCTGTTCCGTCAGATTCCGTCCATGAATGCTAACGGCATCATCCTTGATATGGATGCTCTTGGCTATCGCTACATGAACGGTCGTGACACGACTCTGAAACGTGATGTTCAGGCAAACGATGTAGATGCTTCCGAACACTTCTACATCACCGAATGCGGTCTCGAACTGCTTCAGGCTAAACCTCACGCAATCATCAAGAACTGGAAGGATGTCAAAGCCAAACCCGCTGGAGGCTAAGCTCTGGCGGCGCAGATTAGGGAGGCTAATTAACTAAGGGAGCTTCGGCTCCCTTTTTAAGGAGGATTTATGGCTTGTAAGAAGAAAGGAAAAGGAAAAGGAAGAGGAAATGGTGGCCGCTGTAAATAAGAAGGAAGCTGCTAAGGTAGTTGAGGACGACTTTGTAACGTACTCGACTGTTCGACCTTGCAATGTTCTTTTCAATATTTTATGCAGAGGCGAAATTATTTACGGACATTTTGCAGATCATCGAACAGCGGTTCGCTTTGACGTACCGAAACACTTGTTGTCTGCATTTGATAAACACCATCATGTTCGTAAGGGTTTCATTGTCCCGTTGTCTAAGCTCCCGAAAAACCTTCAGTGAAGGTTGGGATGGGTAAGTAAATGGCTGAGTCGGTTTCTCCAATCTCCCCGCATATCGGTGACGGTTTAACGTCACCTTTATCTGTCCTAACAAACAGAGCTCTCCGTAGGTACGGAGAATGGAATGCGTCTACCGTTGATGCGGAAACGCAGTCTTTGTTTATCGACTTGGCTAACGAGATCGTTGACGACGTTCGTGGTCATCCGTACTGGAGTAACTTTCCCGAGCTTGAGTATTACGTTTCGTCCGAAGACGTTAGACCTATCCCTGACCCTGTGATGATTGCCGGACTTTTGGCTAAGTTTGCCGTCGCTATGGGTTCTAACAAATGGGAGAAGTACGAGAACGATTATTACCAAAGACTCAACCAGCACCTTTACTACGGAGCCACTGGTGGCTCCATGCCTCTTAACCTTCAAGTAGTGAGACGTTAATGCCGTTTGTAGATTTATCAATGCACACAGACCCTAACAGGGGAATGCCGAGAGGCTCTAAGAAAGCACATCACGTAACCATTATCGGTGAACGTGGTCGTCAAGGTATTTCCGGACGTGATGGTCGTGACGGTAAGGACGGCCTTAGAGGTCTCAAAGGCGATAAAGGAGACAAGGGGGATAAAGGAGATAAGGGGGATCGAGGTCTTCGGGGTGAAGCAGGTGAGCAGGGTATCCGAGGAGAGAAGGGGGATAAGGGAGACCCTGGTGCATCGTTTGTTCCTAACGTATACGACACAGAAGCGAACAAGTCCAATTATGACGATCAACCTAAAGGCTTCTCGATTCTCTGTATGGATACAGGGAATGTTTATTGGAAGCTCTCCGATACTTCAGGAGATTGGACAACCACTCCTCTTAGGTTCATAGGTCAGAAAGGCGATAAGGGTGATAAAGGTGACAAGGGCGAAGCGGGGGCTAAAGGAGACCGAGGTTATACGGGAGCTCAAGGGCCTCGTGGTGCCACAGGTCTTCAGGGTGAGAAGGGTGAACAAGGCATCCGAGGTTTGAAAGGTGACAAAGGAGAGAAAGGGGATAAGGGTGACAAGGGGGATGTCGGAGCTTCCTTCGTTGCCTCTGTCTCCGACCTTCGTTCCGCTCGTTCCCAGTATGCAGATCAGCCTAAAGGTTTTTCTTTCCTAGCGATTGACGAAGGAAAGCTGTATTGGAAACTTTCATACGAAGACGAGTGGTCAACTGGATTTGAGTTCGGCCAAGGAGAGAAGGGAGACAAAGGTGACAAAGGAGACGCTGGTAAAGATGCCAACGACATCATCATCGACCCCGATCCTGAAGAATACTTCATGTCCATCTATGGATCGACAGAAGGAAACGTCCTAACGACCGTGATTGCAGATGTCAAAGCGTTAAACCCTGATCCGTTGGACACCTACCTAACGACGAGAGGTATTGATGACTGATACTCGAAAACAACCTTACACCCTTCTTGAACAGCAATTAAACGAGATGGCAAGAAGGATGGCCTTGGACATAAACGAAATGTCTAACGTTGTGGCTTCAGGAACAGAGTCTTTAAAGGGAGCTATCCAAGAGAGTAAAGCTGAAGTTGAAACCTTTATCTCTGAAAAGAATACGGAGGTTCAGGAAACCTTAACGCAAGTGCAAACAAACGCAACCTCTGCGGTCAATAAAGCCACGGAGGACGTAAACGACTTAATAGAAAGCGTTAGCCCCTTACAAGGAGAAGATTACGAAATTTATTTTATCAATGAGTATACCAAAACAGGAGATTAAATATGGCAGAGACCTTAAATATCAATGACCAAATCGTCAAGGTTGTAAAGCGAATCGGCGTGGAAATGCGTGGTGTTAAAACCACGGCTGAGTCCAAAGTTAGCTCCTCTGATCTAAATACCGCTTTAGGGGCTAAGGCTGATAAAACTGCGATGAACACTGCCCTTGAAGCGAAAGCGGATAAGACTGCACTAACTACTAAGGCAGACGCTTCTACCGTCACTGCTCTTCAGGGAAAAGTAGACGAAATTTCTGGAAAGATCACAGTTCTCACTGGTGAAGACTATGAAACTCACTTCGTGACGGAATTTAACAAGACCACTGGAGCTTAAGAATGGCCGAATCCACAAACATCAACGATCAAATCGTCAAGGTGGTAGGACGTATTGCACGTGAGATGCGCAACATCGTTGCAACGGTAATGACAAAGGTGGATACGGACGAGTTCAATACGGCGTTAGCTACTAAAGCAGACGCTGCTACAACTACTGCCGCTTTGGATGCTAAGGCAGAAACTTCCGTAGTGAACTCTGCCTTAGCTTTAAAGGCTGACAAGACAGAAGTTCAGCAGATTGTTGACAGTCTCGGAGAAGGGGATTTAGCAACAAAGACGTATGTTGATAACGCTGTAGCTAGTGCTCAAGTCGGGGCAGGTTCGATCACAACCGATAAGTTAGCCGACGTAATTGACTTGGGAACGATTGAATAATGGTAAAACGTCTTCAGCTTAAGCGAGGAACCGCTGAGAAAAACGACGCCTTCACTGGCGCAAACGGAGAAATCACGGTTGACCTTACGAATATGAGGTTGCGTGTCCATGACGGGTCTACTGCTGGTGGATACCCCGTTGCAAAAGCCGAAGATGTTAAAACGAAGCTGACCGATTATTCCGACTCTCCTTACCATACGAAGACTAGTTTGACAGGATTAAGTCAGCTAACGAACGACTCTGGGTATTGGTCTAAGACCTCCTTAACGAAGTTGTCGCAGTTGACCAACGACGCTGGGTATATCACTGGATACTGTACATATTGTTCAGGATATTGCACTTACTGTACACATTGTTCATAGGAGAGTAATGACAACACTTCAGTGGAAACGGGGAACGGCTGAGAAGGTTGAAGGATACGCTGAGACTGCTCTTGAGGGGGAGTTAGTCATTGAGACTTCTGCTCACCGTATTAACCTTTTTAAAGGTAACGGAGAGAAAGTTGAACTTCCTTTGTTATCAGACTTACCCATAACTGTCTCTGCTTTAGAAAACGATATAGGTGCTTGGAGTAAGACGGCTCTGACAAAAGTTAGTCAACTGGAAAACGATGCTGGTTTTTGGTCAACCTCTTCGTTGACAAAGATTAGTCAGTTGACAAACGACAGCGGTTTTAAGACTCAGTATTGCACACATTGCCAATACTGTTGGCATTGCTCTCAGTGTTCTAACTGTCATAACTGCAACACAATTCAATGTACAACTGTGGACTGCACAATTCTTACAGTGCAATGCAAAAAATATGCTTACTGCTATACGAATTGTTATTGTACTGACGGTTAAAAATCATGCCAACAATCATTTTATTAAGAGGAAGCGCAGACGCAAACAATCCATTGATAGGATTGGAAGGCGAAGTAACTTTTGATTCTACGAAAGGAGAGTTACGACTTCATGATGGTGATAAAGCTGGAGGTCATGAAGTAGCGATCTCTTCAGTTACAGCCTTAAGCCAATTGACAGACGCCTCAAATATTTGGACTGACAGCAGCTTAACAAAGGTAAGTCAATTAGGTAACGATAGTGAATTTTGGTCCACGAGTAGCTTAACAAAAGTTAGTCAGCTACAGAACGACTCTGCTTATAAGAATGGCTTCTGCCAGTATTGTTCGCACTGCACTTATTGTCAGAATTGCGGACGGTGCAATAACGTTCAGTGCAGTCAAGTTCAGTGTAATCAAAAGAACTGTCAGAACTGCTCAGATTGTACAGCTTGTTCAAAAAGGGACTTTGCATATATCGGCGGTTTTTTTGTTTCAAACATAAACATTTGTCATGAGAGATGTGTTTAT